AATAGTAAAAGAACTAAAACCATTGGTAATACTATATTCAAGTAAAGAAGAACGATATATAGTTTATAATACCAATAAAGAATGGAATAAAGGACATACGCATATTAAGACATTAAAACAAGCTGAATACTTATGTGATTGCATTAGAAAAAACAAAGTGCCGACCAATGTTAACAAGTATTTCATCATTAGTTTGCTTAGATTAAGTAATGATAAGAAGTATTCGAACAAATTGGAGAGCAAATTACATAGTTTTCAAGGCTCAAAAGGGTACAGGAATACCCCTCAGAATGTAAGGAAATAAAGCAAAACATACGATTTTATTTAATAAATTAACTGCGGTGTCAAAAAACCGCCGGCAAAACACTTTTAACGGTTTATTTATTAAAGTAAAATCGAAATAAACTTAAAAGGAGGTCAAAAATGACAACAAAGAAAAGCAACTGGAACAGTATATGTAATGTAAATGGAGTTAAAATGTCAGTAACTCAAAGAAACAAAATAATAAAGAATAAATATATTTATGAAGATGTGAGTTTACAAGATTTAGCAAAAGAATTTAACATTAGTTATCAAACGGTTAGATGTTTATCTAGTAAAGAGAAATGGAAGGAAGAAAAAGAAAAAATAATAGCCACATTAAAAGACGACATCGACAAACAAACCTATGATGTATATTTAGAGGCAGGGGTCGATATTAATTTACAATACCATGCGCTATGGCAAGAGTTGTATAATAAGGCAACTTATATGTTAGAAACTGGAGAAGGAATTACAAAAGGAGGTCAATATGATGTTTATAAATTAAATCAATTAGCCGACATAATAACTAAAGCACAACAAGGTCAACAATTTACATCTGGTCTATTAAGTAAAGAAGTACAAATTGACATTGAAATGAGAAAACAAAGATTAGAAATTGATAAAGGTAAATATGAATTACAGAAAAAATTATTAGGAGAAGATGATAGCATGACTGTCGACACAAGTGGCTTAATGAAAGCATTAGGATTTGCGGCAGTTAACGCAGGAATAGGTGATGAATAATGCTTAGATTAAAAGATAGAGTTGTGCCATTTGACTTTGTGCCATTTAGTCAAAAACAAAGTATTGTTATGAGTTGGTGGACACCTACAAGTAAGTATAAAGACTTTGATGCAATAATATGTGATGGCGCAGTAAGAAGTGGAAAAACAGTATCTGAAGCACTATCATTTGTATTATGGAGTATGAGTACAT